GAAGTTAGTGTGTCTTCTGTAGACAACTTTGAAGAAGGTAATTTGAGGATTACCTGTAAGATAAACATCTTGAGCACCCATAGCGACTAATTGCATTAAACCTCCACCCATTTTATATTTTAATATGAGAAAAAAATTTTGAATTAAATTAAATAAACAAACTTTTTTAAAAAAAGTTTTATCAAAAATAAACTTTATCAAAAAAAGTTTAGACAAAAAAAAAACAAATCCTTAAGATCTTATTAAAAATACAATAGTTTTTGACTATACTTTTTTCTAAAAAGTATATTTTTGGTCTAACCTTTTTCTTAAAAAGGTTTTTAGAATTCTAACTTACATTTACCATTTTCAATATATAAGAAATTATAATTTACATTAAATACTTCTATTGGTATTTTTACATTAGTATTTATATTATCTTTTATATATAATGTATATAATTGTAAAAATTTATCATCAATACGCGACATATTACATAAACCAGAAGGTTGTCTATTATTAGGATATAAACAAAAACTATATAAATAATAAGTACCATTAGTATCAATATTTTCTTCCATACGTGTAAGTGAATCAGTATCTCCTAGATTATGTTCCATAAGTTGAATTAAATGAAAATATTCACCGTGTTGTTCATAAAATAGATCATTATTATTAAAAATTATTTTTGCTTTATCTAAAATATATTTATAAGGTAATTTCCACAATAAAAATTTTGATAAATATGTAAAATGTAATTCAATATTACTATAATTATTATTTAATATAGTAGCTGATTGTTGTTGTACTTGTTCTATTAATAATCTATGATTATTTTTTAAAAAATATTCTTTTTCTTCTTTATCTAAATAAAAATAGTTTGCTGCTATATATACCTGGTTAAATGTAACATTATTAACTATTTTATGACATAATAAAGTTTCTTCCATTGAACTCGTTTTTATTCTTATATTTACATCACTTTTATGAAGTGCAGCTATAGGTAATGCACAAGTAGTATCTTTAGTGAAGAAAAATCGTAATGGAATATATAATTGAATATTTTTATTAAACATTTTAGAAGAAATATTTTTAATTTGTCCATTAATTCTAGATAATGTATCATTATTATTAAACATTTTATTATAAGCTAATAACCATTCATTACTATGTTTTTCTATTACATATTCATCTATTTCAAATGTAATTTCTTTAAATAATTTTGTTAAATCTTCTGTTAAATCTCTTATTTTAACATATATTTTTTTTTCTCCATTACTATTATATTGAAAAATAACTGTATCTGTATTTGAATTTTGTAAGTTTAAATAATGACCAGTAGTTGTATTTTCATATAAATTTACATTAGAATTAATATTATATACTTTAAAATCTAATGAAGGTGGTACATCTAATATTTTATATTTATAATTATATAATACTAACTCTTCATTATTAGTAGAATTAAATTCATAAAAAACACACTCTTCAGATGAACTAAATTTTAAATCATTATTAGTTTCATTTAATTGTATTGTAAAAGAATCTTTTACATTTAAATTTAAATTCATATTTATATACATATTTTGAATTAAATCAGCATGTATAGGTATATTTGAATAAGTATTTGTATTAAAACTTATAGGAGATTCAAATAATATATTTATTAATTCTTTGCTGAAATTACTATATGATTTGAATATACTTTTAAAAAAAGATATTTGTGGATTACCTATAAAAAAATCAGCTTCTCTTCCTAAATATTGAAGTTGAATTATTCCACCACCCATTATATATATATATATAAAATATCTTAAAACTGATTAATATGTAATTTACCATTTTGAATTAAATACAAATTATAATTAATTGAATATGTACTAAAAGTTCCTAATTCGGATAAAGCATGAAAATCTGAAAATACTTTAAATACTCCGTATTTTACTTGTAAACTTGTAGTATTTTGATTATCAAAATTACTATTATTTATACGATGACTATAATATAAAGTATTTAATGTTTCTATATCGTTTACTAGTAAGGTTTTATCTCCATAATTAAATCCGGAATAAAATTCTGATTCATTAATAGTAATATTATTATTAATTCTTTCTTCAGGATTGAAATCTGTTACAATAATATCTATATTTCCATCACTAAATAAAGTATATTTTATTTTTGTATAAATTGTAATTTGAGGTGATTGATTAATCTCGCTGGTAAATAAATCGGTTTCAACATATAAATAATAATTACTAAAAACTCCATTAAGATAAAATTTAATTGTTCTATTAATCATATAAGGGAAAATTTCTAAATAAAATTTTTGAATCATATTTAAATTTACATATCCTGATAAATCTTTTTTAAATAAAGAAAAATTATATAATAATACTTGTGTATTATTAATATTATCATTATTATTATTTAAAGTGTTATTGTTTAAAAGACTTGTATGAAGAAAATTTAAATATTTTAAATGTTGTGTTTTATATTTTAATTTTAAACTATTAATATACATATTGATAAAATCTATATTAGATTTTTCTAAAACAAATATAATAGCTTTAGAGTAATTTTTTAGATTAATATAAATTCTATTAGAAATATCGGCTCTAACTGAAATTTTTAGATTTATTTTTTCAAGATAATTTATATTTTCAATAAACCAATAATTAGCACTTAATTTAGAACGATCTTGTTCAGTTAATATAAAATAATGTAAATATAAATCTATATTTCTGGTATAAACTGGTGTATTTAGAGTTTTTTTAAAATATATTTTAATATAAATATTTTCATTTCTTAATAAATATAATGGTATATAATTTGAGGATTTTTTAAGAAAATGAAAACAAAGTGGAATAAAATATTTATTAGAATTATTAGATTCAGTTAATAATTTTTGTATTGTAAAAATATTTCTTGTTTCCGAATCATAATATAATTTAATAATATCAGGTGTAATAGTATCTAATAACATTTCTGAACAATAAATTTCTATTTTATTAATAAAATTAAGAATATTAATTGAAATAGATGTTGATAAATCTAAAAATAAATACATATTTCCTAATAAATCATAATAATTATTAGAAACTTGTATTTCAATACTATTAGTAGTATTAATATTAAATTTTGTATCAACATCTATTTTTTCAGGAATTTTAACAAAATTACTATATGAACGATATATTTTTTTAAAAAAATGTATGCTTGGATTCACTGTAAATTCTTCGTCTTCTTTACCGGTATATAATAGTTTAATAATTCCGCTAGGCATACTATATAATATAAATCTTATATTTAAATATTAAAAATTTTTAATTAGTGAATAATAATCCACCTATGCCTAGTTGTACTTGAAATATATTATAACTTAATCCATAAGTTTTAATTTTACCATTTGTAGCTCCACCTAAATTTCCAGTATTGTCAAATGAAAGTTCTAGAAAAGAAGCATTATTTTGAATTCTTGAATAATTACAACTACCTGAAGGTTGATATTGTCCTGGATATAATGAAAAACTATAGTTATATATATATTTTCGTGGAACATAAGTTTGTGTTTCATAACATATTACATCTCTAAAATATGAGGCATTTGTATCTAAAACTCTATCTTGTCCATTGATTGTAATTTTGGCACTATAAAATGTATCTCCATATAAACTATCTATAGAGGTATAAGTTAACCAGTTATTACCAGATCTAATATTTTGTGAATTATTAGTATTATTTACAATAACCCAATATAAACTTTTAACTGGATGACTAAAATCGAGGGGTACTTTTATATTTTTGGTATTATTATTGATATCGGTTTCACTTAATATTTGTACTTGATCAATTAAATATGTATGAATATTATTAGTAAAAAATAATTGTTCTTTTTTATCTAAATGTATATAATTAGCTAATATATGTGATTTAATATTTGGAACATTACATTGATAATCAAGAGTATCTGATTTTATAATTTCATTTAAATTTCTAAATTCAACATTAATTTTAATTTCATGAAATTGTAAAGCTATAAGAGGTAAAACATTACCATAATTTTTAGAAAACCAAAAATTTAATGGAATATGAAGTTTTTGTAAATAGTTATTTTGTTCTAATGTTACATCTGTATTAAATTTACCATATAAATTATCAGATCTTTGATCAAAAATTTCATTATAAATATCTAACCAATTTGAATCAAATTTATCAATAACTTGACCACCAATTTCTAACTCTACTGATTTTATTATAGAACATCCTATTCCATTAACATAACCAACCCAATTTTCATTATTATTAATACTAACTAATCTAGGTAATTCAACATATAAATAAACGGAACTTAATAAATCGCCGTAATTTTTAATAATACAAGAATGCGTACCACCTAATCTAATAGTATTTTCAAATTGTAATATTTGTGAATCTTTAGAAAAATTGCTATAATTTCTATATACACTTTTAAAATAAGTCATTTGAGGGTTACCAGTTAAATATTTATCTTGAGGACCTATAAAATTTAATTGTAATAATCCTGCCGTCATATATTTTAAGTAATATTTTTTTATAAAGAAAAATAATACATTATTAGAATTTAAATATATAAAAAAATATAAGTAAAAATATATTATGGCTGAAAATATAACTAATAGTAAATATTCAAATGTTTCTGTTAGTGATACAACAAGAATAGGAGATTTAAATTTTAGTAAGTTTACTAATATTGCTTATGTTAATAATATATTACATAGTAAGAATAATATAATAACTTTATCAGAATCAAATACAACTTATTTAATTTCTGATACAACAGAAGAAGATACTAAAAATAAAAAAATATATATTACTTCAGTAGATAGTTTAGATAAAGATATTTTTACAAGTAATAATCATAATTTAAAAAAAGGTGATATAATTAAAATAAAAATAGATAATAAATATTTATCAGAAGAAATAAAAACTAATTTTAGTGATTATGATAATATTCAATATAAAGTAATCAATGTTAGTAGAAATACATTTAATGTAATTACATATGACTCTCCTAAAAATATAAAAAATATAGTAAATAGAACTATTAAAAATATACCAAATTGTTATTTTCAATATTCAAATACATCAGATTTAACATACACAACAAATAGAGATATTATAGTAAATATTCCTAGTAATAATACAGACGATTTAGGAGTAAATTATAATATTATAATAAATACTGATATTGATTCAATTAAAATAGATGTATTAAATGATACTTTGGAGGGAAAAATAAATATTATATCAAATGGTATAGCAAATAATTTAATATATACAGATTCTAATAAAAAATATATTATGATTAAAGATATTGACTTATTATATTCATCATTTGAATTAATAAATATATCTAAAAATAATTGGTTTTTAAATGCTTTTATTTATAGTAATACAGTAAAATATAAGTTAGTATATGAAAATGATACATATAAGTATAAAAATAAAGATGATGTTAGTGTTGATTTAATTGAAAAAAACTTTTATAAAAAATTTATTTATGAATTTGATGTAAGTGATTCTAGTCTAAAAATGAAAATTTTTACATTATTAGATTCTAATAAAATAGAATATAAAAAAAATGTAGTAAAATTTGGAGAACTTGGTTATGCTAATTCATTAATAAAATTCTATTTAGAAGATTCATTATTAGATAATAGTTTATTTTCATTAAGATTTAAAAAACTAGATGATACTATTTTTACTGATTTACCATTTTTTAGAATAAAATCAAATTTAAATTTATTTTATTAATTTTAAAATAATAAATAATTAAAATAATAAATAATTAAAATAATAAATAATTAAAATAATAAATAATTAAAATGATAAATAAAAATAATAAATAATTAAAATAAT